AGAATCCATTTTGTTATCATAAACTCTTTCAAATACGCAACTATTCCCATCAAGCCATCCGCCAACCTCTTGGATATATTTTTTAGGGATTCCTATGTCTGTTCTAAAACTTGCTGCAAAATGTCTCATTGAATGAAGCGTAAAATTAAGTTGAAGCTTGTCGGCTAATCTTGCAAAACGATCTGACATAGCAGCTGGAGTAATATCAAAGATAAAAGCAAACGGATCTTCTTTTACAGGAAGAGATTCCATTATAAACTTAGGAAGCTGAACTGTTCTGACAGAATCCTTTGTCTTAGGGAATGGCTTGTATATCCACTTATTATGTTCGTCAAGGACCATATCTCCATTGATGGTTATCGTATTCAAATCTTTAGAAATATCACAAACTCTTATTCCAGCAATTTCTCCTCTGCGAAGAGATCCAAAAGAAGCAAGATAAATAATTGGCTTCATAATCTCGTCAGCAGCTTCCAGGAACATCTGAACATCTTCTATATCCGGAGTATCTACCTTCTTGGAAGTATTCTGAGGATATCTGACTTTAAACTTCTTATCAATTCCATGATAATCAAGAACGGAAAGTAAAAGAGTAATCCTGTTTTTGATAGTCTTTTGTTTTAAATCCATGCTCCAATCATTGATTATTCTTTGTATTTGAGGCGTATTTAGGTCAGAGATATAAATATCCTTTATTGAGTCAAAAGCGCCTAAAATGAGCTTATAACCTCGAATAGTACTAGGAGATAAAACCTTGCTCTTATCACTAATATAAGCTTCAATTGCTTCCTGAACAGTAAAACCATTCACGAAAGCTGTTTCGTTCTCAAGTTGCCAATCATCAGCCATGTGCTCTGAGAGCTTTTTGGCCTTCTTATTATCTCCACCACAATCTCTGGGATGAACAGTAAAGCTTTTAGTAACCTTCTTACCATTTATTATTTTTGTAGCTCTTGTTTGCCAGGATCCTGATGGAAGTAGTCTTGCATTTGCCATATATTACTTCTCCAATAACTTTGAAATTTTATCAAGCTGCCTGATCATAATAAAATTCTGTTCCATAATAGCGTTGAGATATGACATTTTAGCAGCATCAGCGCCACTTCCTTGCAAGGCAGCGCCAATTTCAATTAGTTTGTTTCCCATGAGATTAGTTGCGATATTCTGAACAGCAACTTTATCTCTTGGATCTGAGAGCTCTTCCAGACCATACTTCTCTAATAATGCCTGTACTTTTTGTTCTTTTTTCTCTTGATTGTTTCCAAACATAGTCATACCTCCTTATCTCTTAAATCTTCTACTAATGAATTTAAGTGTTCATATTCTTTAAGCATATCAATAGCTAGTCTTACTTGCTGATGAGTGCATTGATCAGCTGTTGTAATGAAATCGGTGTAATCTTGAAACCTACTTATAGGAGTTACAATCTCAAAACTACCATATTCGTTAATATCCGCTGATTCGTCTTGTTTTCTTATGATCATTGATGGTGCATACATCTCTTTTGGAACGTCATAACCCATTAACCATGTAGGACTTACATTAAATGCTCTTGAGATTTTGTCTATCTGGTCTTGGCGAGGTTGCCTATCTCCATTCAAATAATTTGACAATGCTGATTTTGTTAGCCCAGTTTTATTACAAAACTCTGTTTGGCTAATTTCTAATTCGTTTATTAAAAGGCGAATACGCTCATTTGAATTACTGTTTTTCATCACTTGTTCCTCCGCTACTATCATACACTAATTTTCACGTAATAAAAATATTTTTTCACGAAACAGAAAAAATCTATTGCGGATGAAAAAATCGTGTGCTAACCTTATATTGTGTTCACGAAATAGAACAGGCACTAAATAAACTAACTAAACTAAATAGGAGGCACGACAGGGATGTTTGAGACAGACAAGCTAAGGGGTAGGATTATTGAAAAATATGGCTCCCAGAATGCTTTTTCTGTAGCCACAGGCAATTCTATCTCATTTATCTCTCAATACTTGAATGGACATACTTTCCTTGATCAGAGGGTTATGAACAGATGGATTGAGTTATTGGATATTCCGGAAAACGAAATAGACCAATATTTTTTTAAGGTAAGAGTTCACGATACAGAACAGGTAGCATTATGAATGGAGAGCAATTTAGAGGCACATGTAGACAATACATGGAGCTCCGCCATATTGGAACAGTTACTAGGCTAGGGGAGCATACTTCAGTATCAAATAAGACATTCTTGAAGTATTGGCACAATCCGGATCTTCTTCCTATGGGGGTATTCGAAGAGATTATGGATTGCTTAAATGTTCCAAAAGAAGCAAGGCGGAATTTGATTGATTAAGAGGGAGAGAGCAGTGTTGAAAAAAGTTATGTTGGCATCACTAACGATTCTACTATTCGTAGGACAATCTGAGACAATCTATGCTCAATCTGAGCCAACAAGTCCACAAGTTATTGAACTTACTTATGACGAAGCTCAAGATCTTATGACTATTGCATCTATTGAAGCTGGTAATCAGGGAATTGATGGCATGAGACATGTTATGTCTGTAGTGCTGAATAGAGCGTCAGATACAAGCGAAATATGGCCAGACAACATTCATGACGTAATATTCCAGAAAAATCAATTCGCAGTCAGGAATTGGAATAAGGCAAATATTACTGTTGAGACACATTTAGCTCTTGCTGAAATTGAAAAAGGAAATGTTGTTCCAGAGATAATTGCCTTTGAAACCAAAAACAGTGATGCACTGGATAAGTATTTTGATGAGGCTTTTGAGTTTCAAGACCATAAGTTTTACGTTTTAAAGAAAACAAAAATTACGAATATGCAATAAAAATGAGCCATGCTTTCGGCTTAACATGGCTCGTGATGGATATGTCGGAAATAGCCTAGTAGGGGTGCTAAATCCTTCTTTAATTATATCAATATAAAGGAGGATATGGATATGGAAACGCCTGAAACCAATGTTAAAATGGCAGCTTTGAAACTCTTGCGACACAAGATATTAACGGAAATTGCCAGTAGTAAATTTCCAAGTTTATCTGTTGAAGATGTTAATGAGGTGCTAGTTGTGGCTGGCCTTCCGGTTGTACTGCCTGAGGAAGTCAATATTAAGAATTTGGAGGTGATGAGCCTATGAAAATTCCAGTATTGAGTCCAATAAATCGTACAGCATTAGAACTGAATAGGAGGAAGTGATGGCTAGAGTAATCGGAGTAATTGGAGAATCCGGATCCGGCAAGACTACTTCTATGAGGAATCTAGATCCTTCAACGACATTCTATATTGATTGCGACAAAAAAGGGCTGCCTTGGAAGGGATGGAAAAAGCAGTATAACAAGGACCTATATAATTACTGGTCAACAGACAATCCTTCAACTGTAAAGCAGCTTCTTGAAAAACTAAATAATAGTGAGGACCTTGCTCATATCAAGACAGCGGTAATTGATACCATTAACGGAATCATGGTTGCTGAGGAAATGAGAAGAGCTAAGGAAACAGGCTATGGAAAGTGGACTGATTTAGCTCAATATGTCTGGGAAATATTTGATTACGCTCTGACAATGCGAGCAGATCTAACCATTATCATAGTTGCTCATAGCATTACTGATTCTGATGATAATGGGCTTTTGTTTACTCACATCAGAACCAATGGACGAAAGCTTGAAAAGATTGTTCTGGAATCAAAACTTACAACAGTTCTTCTTGCTGAATGTAAGGATGGTAGATATATATTCCATACCAGAGCTGACAGATCCAGCGTTAAAACACCACTCGGAGCATTCGAACAGGATGAGATCGACAACGATATTACAGCTGTTCTTAAGGCTCTTGAAGAATATTAAATATGGGAGGGGATTACATGATTCAGAGTTTCAAGGATTACAAGGAAACAAAAGCGTACACAGACGCTGAAACGCTTCCTAAGGGAGCTTACAAAGTTAAAATTTTGGGCGCTTCTGTGGAAGAAAATTCAAGAGGTAAGTACATCAAAATCGGTTGTGACATAGCTGAGGGTGAATTTAAGGATTTCTTCGCTAATCAGTACAAGAACGACCAGAGAGAGGATAAGAAGTGGCAATGCAATTATCTTCTCAATATTCCTAAGGATGATGGATCTCAGCAAGATGGATGGACCAAGCGTAAGTTTAAGACATTTACAGAAGCTCTGGAAGAGTCAAATGAAGGTTATCATTTTGACTGGGATGAGCAGAAGTTTAAAGGAAAATTATTCGGTGGCCTGTTTAATGAACAGGAGTACAAAAAAAATGATGGAACTGTCGGAAAGTCAGTCAAGATTGGAAAAGTTATTTCGCTTAGGGCGCTTAAGGAAGGCAAGTACAAAATGCCTGAGGATAAGCTCCTTAAGACTTCCAATAACGATAGTTCGTCAGATTCATTTATGAATATTCCAGACGATTTAGAGGAAGAGCTTCCGTTCAAATAATGGAAATCTTCGAACAGATTGCAATGTTGGAATCTATGACAATCCTTGTTGACACTAGGGAGCAAGCAACAGACAGGGCAAAAAGAAGATATCAAGAGTTCGGATGTCCTTATCAAAGAGCAACACTTTCCTATGGAGATTACGCTTACAATGCAAAACTCCCTAGTGGCAAATGGTTATATGAAGAAGGTCAAGTAGTAACAGCTCCGATTGTGATCGAGCGCAAAATGAATCTTGATGAGCTGGCAAGTTGCTTTACTCATTCAAGAGACAGGTTCGAAAGAGAGTTCCAGAGAGCAAAGAATAATGACGCAAAAGTATTTTTACTTGTCGAAAATTCTTCCTGGGAGAACTTAGTGAACGGAAAATACCGAAGTAA